ATTCGGCAAGAAAATCGAGAATGGGTCTGGAGTTATCTCCTGAGGCGTTGCATTTGTGCTAACGTGCATAAATAAAACAGCACGTTTTAGCAAATGCCTCAGAGATAAAATTGCCTCTCCAACACAGAATCTGTGGGGGGAGAGATCCCCGTTTCCCATGCGACACCCTCCAAACCCGCCAGGCATCATGGTCATGTCTGCAGGTTCGTCCTTTGAGAGTTCGTTAACACCTAGACCCTGGGAAATCATAGGTCTAGGATAATGGTCAGCCATAAACGCATCAAAATCTGCTTGCGTCAGGCTTGGGCTCGGTCCTTGTGCAGTGAGGATGGCACTACAAGGAATACCATTCGGGTATGGTCTCGGAATAGCAAATTCCATGTCATCTCCACCCGACACCTCCACCACAAGTGTGATTGTACTAGACACTGTGGGTGGGCATCGCAAAGTGCTCAACATAAAGAAATTCAAATAACCAATAGACCCTAAATAATCAGTCCATGGTAGAGTTGAAACATAAGGAACACATATGTTGAACTCATTTGAATCAGCTATGTCAAACACCTCTCTATACAATGACGTCGTTTGATCAATAGTGGTGGGAGCATACGATTGTTTTCCAGGGCTAAAAGCTACCAGAATTCTTCCGGTGTGAAATTCTGTTTTCACAATCCTGAATTTTAAACAAATCGAGCCCCTCCACATTTGAAACATATTGACAACATAACTCAATGGGGTATTAATCCAGAATGATGCTGTCTTCGACGTAGGTGTGGTGATGGTAACGTCAGAGTTCTGACACAAAGCAATAGGTGCTATATTTATCTGAGCAAACCTCGATCCGGATGCTAAACTAGTATCCATATTGATTCGAGTAAAGTAGGCTCCTCGTTGCACCATTCGCTTTATGGAAAGCTCATCGTCATCTGTCCCTCCAAATCCAGGCAAAACTTCCACTTCATTATCTGCAAAAGCGGCAAGTTTGGCTGAGTTGTCAACCCCATTCACGTTAGCGCTATAAGCTAACCGTTGCGGCATCATCTTTGCAACGGGGCTTGACTGACTAGGGTTACTCCAGCCTGCTGCTGCAGCCGCGTTACTAAGTAT